GTGCTGATGTTCGGCAGCCAGATGGGAAAGACGGAGGTGGTGCTGAACTGGCTGGGGGCGATCATTCATCTCTGGCCAGCACCGACGCTGCTGGTGCAGCCAACGCTCGACATGGCCAAGCGTCTGAACCGCCAGCGCCTGGAGCCGCTGCTACGGGAGACGCCTGTGCTGTCGGAACTGATCGCACCCGCAAGGTCCAGAGACTCAGGAAACACGATGTTCCTCAAGGAGTTTCGCGGTGGCCTGTTCGTTCTGACTGGCGCGAATAGTGGCAGCGGCCTGCAGTCGATGCCTGCTGCCTACCTGCTGGCCGATGAGGTCAGCTCGTATCCGTTCGAGGCCGATGACAAGGGCGATCCGTTGGAGAACGCTGAGGCCCGCACGTCTACGTTCCCCATGGGCAAGGTGCTGATCACCAGCACACCCGGCACGCGCGGTATGTGCCGCATCACGCATGAGTATGAGACGCGATCAGATCGCNNGCCCTGGAGGTGCTGCGCTGGCGTGAGCACATGAAGTGGGATACGCCTGATGGCGAGGTGTTCGCGCAGTGCCCTGCCTGCGGTGAGCGCGTGAGCGAGCATCACAAGACCACGATGCTGATGGGTGCGCAGTGGCAAGCGACGGCTAAAGGCGACGGCATCACAGCTGGTTTCCACCTGCCTGGCTGGTATGCTCCGGCCGGCTGGACAAGCTGGCGGCAGATCCGTGATGAGTTCCTGCGAGCGAAGACTGACCCGCTGCTCCTGAAGGGCTGGGTGAACAAACGTGCGGCCGAGGCTTGGGAGGATGAGGCCGTTGCTGCGATCAACGCTGATGGTCTGATGGCGAAGGCGCAATCTGACACCTACAGCAGCGGCACTGTGCCGGCTGGTGTCGTGCTCCTACTGATGGCGGTTGACGTGCAGGACACCTGGCTTGAGACAACCGTCTGGGGCTTTGGCCGCGGTGAGGAGATGTGGCGGATCTGGCACCAGAAGATCGAGGGCAGCCCGGCCTATGAAGAGGTCTGGGATCAGATCGACAGCATCAGGAAGACGCAATGGCCGCGAGAGGATGGCGGCACGATGACCGTCAGGCATTGCGGGATTGATACCGGCGGCCACTTCACGCAGGAGGCCTATGAGTTCTGCAGGCAACGCACACGCGAGGGCGTGGTGGCATTGAAGGGCAGCAGCACCAAGGCGGCACCGGCACTGAGCAAAGGCAGCAAGGTCGATGTGAACTGGAAAGGCCGTCTGGTCAAGAAAGGCGTGACGCTGTATCTCGTGGGCGGCGACACGCTGAAGCGCACGATCTACGCAAGGCTCAAGAAAGACGGCACCGGCCCTGGCGCCATTCACTTTGGGAATGACGTGACGGAGGAGTTCTTGCAGGGCCTGACCTGCGAGCGGCTGGTGCCCAAGACAGTCAAGGGCTTTCAGGTGCTGAGTTGGGAGAAGCCCAGCGGGGCACGCAACGAACCGCTTGACCTTGCGGTCTATTGCATGGCTGTGCTCGAACTGGTCAAGCGCCGATACAACAGGGCGACGCTGTGGGATCAGCTTGAGGCGGCCGCAACGCAAAATAAGAAGCCAGAAGCCAAACCAGCTGTTAAACGTCGCAGATCAGCACCACGTGGGTCTGATTTTGTCACTGGTTGGTGAAGCTATCCTGAGACGGTGGAGGTGATGCCGTGACTGTTCCCGCTGAGATTGTTGTCGGCACCACGATCGAGTGGATCGAGCCGCCTGCGACTGTCAACAACACCCCGGCTCAATCGGATACTTGGACGCTGCAGGTCAACTTCCGCACGAACACTGCAGGCGAGGGCGCAACGGCTGCCGGCAGCGCTCGCGCTGATGGTGGCTGGGATGTGAGCCTGTCGGCCTCAACCACTGAAGCCTGGACGAGCGGCACCTGGTTCTGGGAGAAGCGGATCACCAGTGGCGCTGTTGTTGTCGTCATCGGCAGCGGCACCACCGAGGTGTTGCCAAGCCTGAGCTACGTTGGCGACCCGACTGCATTTGATGGCCGCAGCCAGGCTGAACAGGATCTGGAGGCCGTGCAGGCGGCCATCCGGGCGATCATTAGCAAAGGCGCGAAGCAATACAGCATTGGTGGCCGCAGCTTTACCGCTAACGATCTGAACCTGCTGATGCAACGCGAGTCACAGCTGAAGGCGATCGTTGCGCGTGAACGTGCTGCCGAGAAGATCGCCCAGGGGCTTGGTGATCCCCGCAATGTCTTCGTGAGGTTCTGATGGCCAGCAAGAAAGCCAAGCCCATCGAGGCTGTTGAGACTGAGCAGCAACAGCAGAAGCGGCCACGACGTCGCGCCTATGAGGGCGCACTGGCCACGAGGCTGACTGCTAACTGGATCACCAGCAGCACCAGCGCCGACGCTGAGATTGATGGCAGCCTGATCAGGTTGCGGAACCGTTCACGGCAGCTGGTTCGTGATTCGCCCTATGCACGTCAGGCGATCCGCGCTATCGGCGCCAATGTGATTGGCCAAGGCATCAGGATGCAGGGCCGTGTGCGGATGCAACGCGGGAACAGGCTCAATGAGCAAGTGAACCGCCGCATCGAGATGGCCTGGCAATCGTGGTGTCATGCCGATCGCTGCCACGTTGGCGGTCGCCTGAGCATGGCTGAGATTCTGCGGCTGGCGATCATGGCCGTTGCCGAATCCGGCGAGGTGTTCCTGCGGATCATCCCTGAAGCCTTCGGCCGCAGCCGTGTGCCGCTTGGCATCGAGATCATCGAGTCGGATTACTGCGACGAAGGCAAGAGCTACGGGAAGGATGCCAATGGCGACCAGTGGCGCATGGGCGTCAAGGTCAACCGCTGGGGCCGGCCGATCAGCTACGCATTCCGCACCGTTCACCCTGGCGACATCGCCAACGCTCGTGGCGGCGAAGTGATCGAGGTGCCGGCAGATGAGATCATCCACTTGTTCATCACCGAGCGCCCAGGCCAGACCCGTGGCGCTCCGTGGGTATCGAGCGCCATCAAGCGGCTGCATCATCTTGATGGCTACGAGGAGGCCGAGGTGGTCAGGGCCAGGGCTAACAGCAGCCTGATGGGCTTCATCCAGTCACCCGAGGGTGAGCTGGAAGGCGATGAGGTCTATGACGATGAGCGCGTCAGTCGCTTTGAGCCTGGCGTCTTCAAGTATCTGGCACCAGGCGAGACGATCAACGTGCCGCAGCTTGATGCACCTGATGGTCAGTTCGAGCCGTTCCTGCGTGGAATGCTGCGATCTGTTGCCGCGGCCATCGGCTGCAGCTACGAAACGATCAGCCGCGATTTCAGCCAGGCGAATTACAGCAGCTCACGGCTGAGCCTGCTTGAGGATCGTGAGCATTGGCGGATGCTGCAGGACTTCATGATCGAGCACCTGGCGCAGCCGGTCTATGAGCGGTGGCTGGCCGCTGCCGTTGCCTCTGGGCAGCTGCGATTGCCGGACTACGAAACGATGCCGGAGCGTTACGAGACGGTGCAGTGGTATCCGCGTGGCTGGGCCTGGGTTGATCCACAGAAAGAAGTGCAGGCTTATCGCGATGCCGTGCGGGCTGGCTTCAAGACACAGGCGCAGGTGGTCGCTGAGAGTGGCGGTGACCTTGAGGATCTACTGACTGCACGGTCGAATGAAGTCGATCGGGCTGAACAGCTTGGCCTGCAGTTCGACACCAACCCTGCGGATGATGCGCAGGGCGGCGCACCGAACGCAACGCCTGATGTTGTGATTGATGAGGAGGCAGCTGCCTAATGGCGAACGTTGAGGGCCACGAAACTTGGCCGTATCCCAATGAGCCGGTAGCAGATAGCATGGATCAGAACGATGGCCGATCTCTGATGGATCTGCGCAACTTGAACAGCAGGCCTCTGCGCCGCAGCGTTGCGGTGGATTACGTCTCGGCTGTGCGTCAAGAAGACACAACCGACGAACAGTCACGCACACTTGAGTTCAGCTTCAGCAGCGAGCAGCCAGTCGATCGCTGGTTTGGCCCTGAAGTGCTGAGCCACGCTGATGGCGCGATGGATATGAGTCGCCTGAACGATGGCGCTCCTCTGCTTTGGAATCACGACCCTGACCGCGTGCTCGGCGTCATTGAGCGTGCATGGCTTGATGATGGCCGCGGCATGGTCGCGGTTCGCTTCAGTCGTTCACAGATGGCTGAAGAGAAACTGGCGGACATTCGCGATGGCATTCTTCGGAATGTCTCTGTTGGCTACAGCATCATTGATGCTGAACCAATCCGTCAGGATGGCATCGATGGCATCCTGGCCACCTCATGGCAACCCCATGAGGTGTCCGTGGTGAGCGTGCCTGCTGATAGCAGTGTTGGCATCGGGCGAATGCTTGATGATGATGCTGCAGCGGCTCAGGCCGCACCCTTGACCCCCAACGACAACAACCCCATGGAACCCTCTGTCAACCTGGAGGAGGTGCGGGCGCAGGCTGCGGCCGATGAGCGCTCTCGCGTTGCCTCCATCACTTCCCTCTGCCGTGAGCACAAAGCAGACGATCTGGCCCAGGGCCTGATCGAGTCCGGTGCTTCTGAAGCTGACGCCATGCGCTCGGTGCTGTCCGAGATCGCTAAGCGTCCTGCTGCTCAACCTGCAACCCCTGCTGCTCCTGTGCGTTCCGCTCAGCCCATCGCCAATGGTGGTGGTTCCGCCGACATCGGCCTGACTGACAAGGAAGCCCGTTCTTTCAGCTTCGTTCGCGCCATTCGTGCGCAGATGATGCCTGGTGACCGCGCTGTTTTCGAGGCTGCCGCTTTCGAGCGTGAAGTTTCCGAGGCCACCGCCCAGCGCATGGGCGTCACCCCTCGCGGCATCCTTGCTCCTAACGATGTTCTGAGCCGTGATCTCGTGGTCGGCACCGCCTCCGGCGCTGGTGATCTGGTGTTCACCGATGGCCGCCCCGGTAGCTTCATCGAGCTGCTCCGCAACCGTCTTGCCCTGGACACCCTCGGCGTGACCATGCTGACCGGCCTGCAAGGCCCTGTGGCAATCCCCCGCCAGACCGGCGCTGCGACTGCCTACTGGGTGGCTGAAGGCGGTGATCCGACCGAATCCCAGCCTTCTGTGGATCAGGTGGCACTGGTGGCCAAAACTCTTGGCGCCTACACCGAGTTCTCCCGCCGCTTGATGCTGCAATCCAGCATCGACGTCGAGCAGATGGTCCGCACTGAGCTGGCCACTGTGATCGCTCTGGAGATCGACCGCGCTGCTCTCTATGGCCTCGGTTCCAACAGCCAGCCTGAAGGCCTGAAGTTCGTCACCGGCATCAACACCGAGGACTTCGATGCTGCCAACCCGACCTATGTCGAGCTGGTGAGCATGGAGTCGAAGGTGGCTGCTGACAACGCCGACATCGGCGCTATGTCCTACCTGACCAACAGCACCCTCTACGGCGGATTCAAGACCACCGAAAAGGCGGATGATACCGCTCAGTTCGTGCTTGAACCCGGCGGCACTGTCAACGGTTACAACGTGGTCCGCTCCAATCAGGTTGCAACTGGTGATGTGTTCTTCGGTGTCTGGAGTCAGATGATCATGGGCATGTGGGGCGCTCTGGACATCCAGGTGAACCCCTACGCCTTGGACAAGAGCGGCAGCGTTCGCGTGACTGCTCTGCAGGATGTCGACGTGGCCGTGCGTCACCCCGAGGCCTTCTGCCGCGGTAACGAAACCATCTGATCATGAGGATCCTGATCCTGCGTCAAACCTCCATTGCTGGCCAACCTGCCCGGGTTGGTGATGTGGTGGAGGTCAACGACCGCGATGCTCGACTGCTGATCAACAGCAGCAAAGCTGAACCGGCACCCCCTGCCCCTGTGGTTGAGTCGGTGGCGCAGGATCCTGAGCCCATCCAACGCAAACCCCGCACACGTCGCACTAAGACCAATGGCACTGCATGAGCTCACGCTGGACAAGCTCCAGCACTTCACCCTTCTGGCCACCACCACCATCGACGACACTGGCGATGAAACCGGCGTCGATCTGGCTGGCTACGAGGGCGATGTTCAGATCATCCTGTCCGGCACTGCTGCCGGCGAAAATACGGACCTGACCTTCCGGATCGAGGAATCAGACGCCTCTGGTAGCGGCTACACCGCAGTCACTGGGGGCACCTTCACCGCTATCGGCAACGAAGCCGCTAAGCAGGTGATCACCCTCAACAGCAACGACCTGAAGCGTTACATCCGCCTCAGCTGCACTGATGAGACTGGCAGCCCTTCCAGCGCTGTTACCTGCTTCGGCTTCGGCCTCAAGAAGTACGGCAACTGAACACGGCCGACAGTTGAGCCCCTGCCTGATGGTGGGGGCTTTTTCATGGCTGGTCACTTTAGGTAGAGTGGGAAGGACCTGACACCTGGCGCCATGAGTTTGCCTCGTATCGGCGGCTTCTCAGCCCCGGGAACTGCTGATTATGCCGACCTGGACTATGACGGCAGCGATCGGCTGATCACGATCACCTACAAGCAGGGTGGCGCCAGTGGTGGTGTTGTTGGCACACTCAACATCACCTACGTGAGCACGACCACCAATATTGACACCATCTACTGGAGCTGATCATGCCGTACAGCTTTAACCCACTGTCTGGCCTTGGTCTGGATCAGAGCATCCCGCTCGATAGTGCTGGCAAGATCCCTTCTGGGTATCTGCCGAGCTATGTCGATGATGTCGAGGAATATGCCGATCTGGCGAGCTTTCCTGCCACTGGCGAGACAGGGAAGATCTACATCGCAATCGATACGGGCTTCACGTATCGCTGGTCTGGATCTGCTTATGTGCGGATCAACAGCTTTGATTCGATCACGGGTGATGTTGATGTTGCCGCTAATGGCACTTCCTCGATCGCATCGGGCGTGATCGTCAATGATGACGTGAATGCTTCGGCTGCTATTGCCGACACGAAGCTCGACACCATCAGCACTGCAGGCAAGGTCAGCAACAGCGCCACCACCGCAACTGATGCCAACACGCCAAGCGCCATCGTTGCACGTGATGCGTCTGGTGACTTCACCGCTGGCACGATCACCGCTGATCTGACAGGTAATGCCGATACTGCCACGGCGCTGGAGACTGCGCGTGACATCGGTGGTGTGTCGTTTGACGGTACGGCTCTGGAGACTGCGCGTGACATCGGTGGCGTATCGTTTGATGGTACAGCCGACATCAACCTGCCCGGCGTTAACACTACAGGCAACCAAGACACCAGCGGTAACGCGGCAACTGCAACAGCGCTAGAAACTGCCCGTGACATCGGCGGCGTATCGTTTGATGGTACAGCGGACATTGATTTGCCTGGCGTTAACATTGCGGGTAATCAAGACACCACTGGTAACGCTGCGACGGCAACAAAGCTCGACAGCAGCCGTACCTTTGAAGTCACCGGAGATGTGACTGGCACGGTCAGCAGTGATCTGACCAGCGGTGCAAGCATCGCCACGTCAATCGCATCGGGCGTGATCGTTGACGGTGATGTAAACGCTTCGGCTGCGATTGCTTTAAGCAAGCTAGCTACTGGTGCATTGCCTACAGCGATCACCGTAGCTTCTGCGAATATCGTTGATGGAACAATTGTCAATGCTGACATCAATGCC